TGTCAATTTATTTTATGTCGGTAAAAGTACGAAAGACCGGCAGAGATATTTGAACCGGAAATAGGGAAGGAGATTCCGGCATTAGGACCTAAAGCATTTAAATTTACACGAACCGGACTTGTACCAAGTCCATTTAATCTGGATGTTCCTGGGTCGATTTGGGAACCTGTGGTAGAAGATTTTGCATCATATCCAAGGGGGAAAAACTCAAAACCTGGTTGATGATCAGTCCCTTGAAAAGAAACAGTCTGCCTGTTATTGTTATTCCATGACGCACTCAATCCAGAAAAGTCACCTGTCAAGGGTCCGGCGATAGCAACATCACCATACTGCGGCTGAGGGAGCATGCCGTTTACAAGGTCTTTGTCAAAATTTACATGATGAAGCGTAAAAATTGTCGGCGTGTTGACTGTTCGACCGGACATCATACCGGTAATGTCCATATGAAGTTTGTCCTCTGAAAGGATATAGTCTAGGTTGTAGGTCCAAGGCGCAGCGTCTTCCCATTGGCTGAAACGGAAATAGTCTTGATATATTTTATGGTACGCCAAAAGGGGAAAGGGATTGAGCGCAACATTTTTTATACCTGTTGGAGCTGCCGAAGTAGGATATCCAAGATACGAAAGAAGTTTTACCATATCACCTTCAGCCCATTTAGCTTTATTCGAACCTACGTGCCAATAGTCCAAATATGCCTGAGCTTCCTTATCTCTCATCGAGGTGATAGCGGAAACGATATCACCATCCGTAAGGTAAGGAGAGGTTGTAAAATTATCCGCAGCAGCTAGATTAGATTTTGCGTGGTAAGCATTCTTTGTTTGAACAATCCATGACTCAAACTTATCCCAAAGAAGATTGTAGGGAACGAAATAAAAATCGTAATATTCACGAACACGGCCAAAAGTTGCTTTCTGTACTGGAAGAGTTCTCATAAAACTCTTTCCATCAATCTTAAAAGTGTCGCCGGGAAGTAAATCCCAGTGTTTAATAGGAAGCATTTCTCCGACTTTAGCTGTGAAGCACATTCGGGATGATAAGTCAAAGCCGGCGCGATGAACGTTATTTTTCACCGACTTAAAATCCATGATGTTTGCCATAAATGATAAAATTTAATTATTAAAAAGGTAATTCACCATCAAAGGACACACGACAGTTATATTCTGTTGTAGCGCGCATTACAACATCATATGTTAAGCCGTAACCCTCATGAGAGCGAATATACTCGATAAGCATGTCAAAATCCTGAAACACCATGCAGTCATAAGGCTTGCCTTGAAATGACACATGAACCAAATATTCAACGACTTCCCTATCGGGGAACTCACTGAAATCAAGTACTACAGCTCTTTTCTTCAAAAACGCAGTTTTTCTCATTTTGTTTTTTATGTTTTACAGAATTTTCATAAGTTCGAAAATGGTTCATGTATAATGTTTTATACATATAACTATTCTTATATGAATTATTATGTTTAACCAAGTCGTAAAAGTCCTTATTTAAAAATATGGAAAGGAAAAAGAGCCTCTTAAATGAGGTCCTTTTTTCTGAGATGTCAGATTTTAAATATACAGACGGATCTTCCTCGGATGAAATGTTTGAATAGTCGAAAACATAATCCTCCAAAGGATAATCTATGGAGCGAGTAGCTCTACTCCTACAGAATTTAAGATAATCGTAGGAAGATTTGTCTCTGTAATATTGCTGAATAATATCAAAGTACTCACGAGGAGTACGATTGTAGCGATCGCACAACCGAAAAAATCGAGAAGAAAGGTAGAGTCCCGCACGGACAGCAGAAGAAATGTTAGAGCTGCCACGAAAAAGATAATCAAGAGTGTAACCACCAGAAGCGATAGATATATCATATTTTGACCTCCCTGTTTCTAGGTATGAAATTATTTCAGAGATTGAGTATGGGTATTGTCCTGTTTCTCGTTCAATCGCATTAGCCAGTCGAGATACGAGTGTATACCGTAAGAAAAGGATGTACCAAGGGCTTTCGTCATATCTAAAACATCGCGGGAATAAACGATGTTGAAACGAAAGGGAGGGAGAAATTGTATGTGGCTTACCATTAACGATATAGTTTCGTTCAGCAAGGTACTTATAGGTAATTTCTGAGATATCTCTCTTAAGGTCTTCATCCGGTGAATAGCCGTAGTACGTAGAGTGGACAACGAAGGGGCGAAAAGACTTATAGTTGAGTATTTTAGGTAAACGTGCAAGGCTATTAACGTATCCTGCACAATAGTTTCCAGAATCGCTTCCTTTGGAATACTCGACACGCAGATTACCCATTGTCCAAAGCTTAGGAAGAGCTTCGGATAGGAGCTTTGCGAGACTCGCATTGTTGGTGCTAATGATGCCATGGTAATGCGGACGAAAGCGTTCGGGTCCATACTCGCCACAAATATAGTAGGTGAATTTACAATCACCTCGGAAAATTCCATTTTTTTTCTTTCTAGCTGTTTCATTTCGTATTGATTTTAAAAATAATTGAATGTCTCTCTTTGAAAGCACGCCAAAAGCATCGTGCTGATGAATCAAATCAAAATGAGTGCCTACATGAGCACGTCTATTTTTACGAGTGGGGTGATACTTGCGCTGAAAAGGAAGTTCATATAAACGTTTCTCTTCCTCCGTCTTATATAAAAAACAAAGCTTGCGCATGAAAATGTCGTTAAAAAGTTGACGCCGTGTCTTTTGCTCTATCACCATACGCGAATTAGACACACGAGTTACCCTGTACGTAGGGAGATACCTATCAGAATAAGTTGCTGTGAAAAAAAGATTATACTTGTGCTTCTGCATATGCAAATCGACTTTTGCCTGGTTATCGAAACGCCTCTTATTTATACAAGCATAACATCTGCCGCAGGGAACCTTAAGTAACTTACCTGCCGCGTTCACAATTTCTATAGGATGTAGACAACTCATAGTGCAAATATAGAGGTTTGTTTTAAAACGTGCAAATATATTAGTCACTATTTCATAAGTAGGCCAAGGGGAGAGAGCAAAATTGATGAGGGAAGATTTTGCCGTTCCGGAAATAGTGGTGATTTCATAATCCGAATTTAAGAGAGAATAGAGGCGCATCGGTGTCGCAACGCTTCCTCTTTCAGAGGCTATACCTAGTTAATTGGATGAAAAATATCTTATAGGAGTCATGTTGGTCTACAGCTACTCCAGTATGGCTGTTGAGAAGGAACTCACGACCTGTATACGGTGTGGCCACAACTACGCTACGCTTCGTTATGACCACGCCGTATACAGGCCGGACAGGACCATGCGGACGGCGCGCAGTTCTATGGTGTGCTAATGGTAGCAAATGGCATACGAAATTACCTTTGCTGTTGAGAAATTTTCTTTCTTATTTATTTTGAAAAGCAAAGGTAGGTATTCCGTATATTAGGCCAATAGGCGTTACCATAATTTAACAGGCGCTACGCTTCTATTAAATTATGCCAACTGATTGTCCTAATCTACTCCATGCCTAATTGTCGCTTGTCAAAAGAAAAAAGAAAAAAAATTTGGGAGGGCTATGCAGAACGCGTTAGTATACAAAAGTAGGAGGGCAAAATGCTCTCCTACTCAACGAAACGAAACTACTGGTACCAAACAGGGGCAGGAATTCCTTCAACGGGCGAAGCTTTCTTGCCTTTTGGGCGAAAAAATCGACCAATAGAAAAAATGTCTGCGGCTTTTCCTGCGGCGTCCAGTACATCATTAATACCTCGGAATGACTGAGTCCACTCTTCAGGCATGACAACATGGTCTGCTACAATAGAAGCGGCAATTTTATCAACTTCTTCTTTTTTGTACTTCGGCATGTTTGCATAATTCTGACCCTGAACAAGAGCATTGGCAATAGCCTCTCTCTTGCGAGCATAGTTTAAATCACGGCGAGAACAAATCTCTTCAATCTCTCGAGCAGCCCTTTCGAGTTGTAACGGCTGCATCTGACGGCCTGTATCCAAGTTTAATTTTTGGATTTGGTTCGTCGTCTGATTTAAATCTATCTGAGATTGAAGATGATTCATCGTGTATTGCATCGCATGAGGCTCAAGTCTAGCCTTAAGCTTCTGAGCTTCATAGGTATCCTCAAAGAGATTGTTGTTCAAAATTTTATACTTCTTATCCTCGTCAAGACCATCGGCCGTTAAAATCTTAATGGCAAGATCTGCTTCTGCATTTCGCCTGAAATATTCATTCTGAAGAGCTACACTTTGAGTTTCCTCTTTCGTTTTAGCAACGTTCGCCAACGTTGCATCTATATTTGCAAACATTCCTGCGTCGCTAAGTCCTTTTCCGAGATTCCACTGATTAAAGGCTTCCATTCGAGCGGCTTGCATTGGCAACTGGCTAGGAACTCCTGCGGCCGGCATAGAGGACGCCGAGGCGGCAGGTTGAGAACCCATCATCATGTACGGATTGAGACCGGCATCGAGGTATCGCTGCTTCTGAGCTGTAGGCGAATTATATGCATTCGTAGTGTTGAACATCTTCCACTGCTGTGCAACTTGGTCTTGATACATCTTCTGTGCGTAATCAAGCTGAGACTGGTTTATCGCCATATTTGCCTGATTCGTCTCACGCTGTGCTTGAAGATTGTATTCATTGGCACGGTTCTGAGATTCCGCATTCATTTTGGAAGAACCTATGCCTAGTAGACCGGAGATGCCGGCGCCTAAGGCAGTCCAGAAACTCATTCTACAGGTTCAGAGGAACCCTGAGACGTAGGTTCCTGCTGTGCTTGTATTTCCGCAACTTTCGCCTGTATAGCCTTAATTTCCTCGTCTGTATTCATCATAACAGAACGCATATATTCTTGCATATCTGCGGCAGATTGAATATAACGAGATTTGACAGCAGAAACAAGCTGATCGTCTGTAAACCCTTTAAGGGAATCAGGTCGAGCAGACTTGAGGTTGTTTACCAACCGGTCTAGAGCCAAAGGAGATGCTTGCATTAAACGCTGTTGATTGAACAATAAAGATATATCTGTAGTTATAATTGTTACAGATTCTTTTTCGGAAACTTCAATAACTTCATGATAAAAATCATCGAGCTCTGTGGGCTGTGTGACAATGGAAATCGTATCAGGACCTGTAATTTCCTGAAGCTCCGTACCTATAGGTCTTGTTTCTTGAAACATGTTATTTAATTTTTAAGTCAATACTTGCAGAGTCTGCGCTATTTGAACTCGTAGAAGAATTTTCAAAACTACTGTTTGTATTATCCTTCTGAATTTGAATGGTAATGGTGCATGCACCTATTACCAAACATAAGGCGGCTATTAAAAGCCAAATATACTCTTTTTTCATATTAATACGGCATACCATCACGAGAAAGATTCCGAACGGCTTTTACATCAAAATAAATTGTATTTAATAATTGATCAGATTTGACAGTGTTATCCGCTTGTGCCACAAACATATTGTCACAAATTGTAGGCGGAACCTTGAACGCACGATAAGTAAGAGGTGTTTGGGTTTGAGAAACCGAAGAAAGAGTATGCGGTAGAATCCAATTGGCATTGACCGTTGTGAAAGAACCCTTATATAAGTCCAAATCTGTCTTGTATTCTGCATAACGAGGCACGTATCCGGCGGGAATCGTGGGAGAATTGCCATTGTACATAATATTGAGGCGAAGTAATGGCTGCATACCTATGCTATCGAATTCAGGTATAGCATAGTCAGTAGGCTTAACCTTAGTCATACAAGGGTGAAGTATGTTCGCAGAATTCCACTCAACAAGCGGTTTAGCATGATAAATACACATTATCAAGCCATAAAGGTCGTTATTTTTGAAATTAATCTTACCATTAGAAGCGGAAAGACCACGACCGGCAATGTCGGCAACGCCTGTTTCTCCCTGAAGATTAGTGTTAATTACTTCAGATACGTCAAGATTACGAGCAAAGCCACCGAGGTATTGACAACGATAAGAATTGTACTGAGATGAAGGCACATTCCAGTGCTTGCTTATCTGTTCCTTATAATCAGAATCTCCGGAAAGGGTAATCTCTTTCCATTTTTGAAGAGCTTCGGCTTGACGAAGAACAAGAATCGAAAGA